GTGATCGCTCGCGCAGTCGGCTCTCGGTATCCGGTGACATCAACGTATAGCTTTTCTTTGTGACGAGCTTGTTCTGATCTGTTCGCATTCGAATGATGCGCTCGTACATGTTCCAGTCGGGGTGATCATTCGACAGCATGATCAGCCAGATCTCCTGGCCTGTCGCTTTCGTCTGCTGCTCTCGGAGCCTGAGGCGTCCGAGAACCTTGCGACGCTTGTCGGCGTCGAGTTTGACGAAGTAAACGCCGGGCGCATTCGAGCGCGTGAATGTTAACGGTTTATTCGATCGGGTCATGTCTTGCTCCTTTGCAAGGTTTACGACAGCCCAGAATCGTCCCTAATGCGATTCCAGGCTGTCGCCTAGGTTATCCCCTAGGGTGTGTACTTTTCAATCGACGAGATGAGACGCTCGACGCCGTGACGCTTGCGCTCGACGTTGATGGCATCGATCAAGTCTTGAGTCGTCGCCTTGATCTCTTTGATGACGCTCTCGGTGCGCTCGATGGCACGGCGTTGTAGTTGCTCATAGGTGCGAGCGAACGAGACCCTGACCCTGCCATCGCTCATGAACTGAAAGCGATCATCGAACTGCCACAAGCACGCTCTCGACCAAGCTCGGTTTCGAGCTTCCAGATCATAGCCGATACGGTAGTGCTCAGGCATCTCACCGAGCGTTGCGAGCTTGCCCGTCTTGACATAGATCGCTGCCTTGCAGCCGTGCTCGCTCATCTCCTTTTTCGTGCTGTAGTCTCGACGATAAACTGCACCATCATAATCATAGCCGCCGATCGTTGCGAGCTTGTGAGCGAGTTCGAGCATCGACTCGACCTGCGTCGTCGTCGTTCGGTGACTGATGAAAGCGACCGGCTGCCAGTACGCGGCGACCTGGCCCTCGGTGTGCTTGGTCAGTTGTTTGACTGCGTCGTGATAGCGATGCGACCAAGCGGCGAGCGCGTCGATTGCGTCGGCGTCGGTGTGCTCGATGGCCTGGCGACCGGTGCCTGCGCATGGTGCCGTGTGATAGCCTGCACCGGGGTGATCGAATGAGACGCCGATCGCATTCCAACCGTGCCGAACAAGCACGCCGTTTTTGACTTTGATTTTTCTCATGCAGAACGGGCAGGTCTGCCGCTCGTCGTGAGGCACTTCGGCTGTGCGATAGGTTTCAAGTTTTGCGGGGTTGATGCTCATGATGTTCTCCTTATCTGAGCGGGTTATGATTAGCTGAGCGAAGCAGCGAGCTTGATCGCTTTGCTCGCTTCGTCTGCGCTGATGTTGAATAAGCGGCTCAACTTGCCAGTGAGCGGTCGAGCGAGCGTCAACTCGATGCCGGCACCGTAGGTGTCGCGCACGTCGATGATCATGCGACGCTCGCCATTGATGACGACGATCTGGCCTCGTGAGTTGCCGAGCTTGTTCATTGCGTTGCGGTGTTCGGTGGTCATGGTGATCATGATGTTCTCCTTCTTCCTGTCACCCTAATGCATCGGTGTGGTTTGTATTGCAAGCCATTGCGCAGAATAAAACGACATCAGCGTCAAAAAGCCTGGCCCCTGCCTGGCCTTTGAAGAGCCGCACAACCGTCTCGCCTTTGCGATCGGTTGCACTGAACCCGCACGTCGTCGCGGTGACTGTGACAATCCAAGGGCTACGCTTGTTCAAGTTCTTCATGATCGATGACCCCACCGTGCGCGATTCTCAGCAGCCTGTCGGCGTCCTGCGCGAGAGGCGAAGCCTTTGCGCTTTTGCTTCGGAGCAAGAGCGCTCGCAGCATTCCACGCCTCGCTGCTTGCGATCCGAGTCTCGGCGCATGGGTTTTCTTTTAGTGCGGCTTTGGCTTGCTTAAGTGCTTCGACTGCTGCGTCGAACTCTGCTTGGTTGAACGGGTTGCCACTTGCGTTGAGTTTCATGATGTTCTCCTTCTTCCTGATATAGTCATCGTCTAATGTGGCTTGCATTGCAAGCCTATGCGCAGAAAAAAAGAACATCGCCGAAAATAGTCTGGCCACCGGGTGACTGACCCGAAAAAGCTGAGCGATTTTTAGCTGTCGTAAGTTGTTGAAAAAGCTGAACTCTTCGATGCAGCTTTTTTGAATACCCTGAGCAAGGCAATCGCTTGAACGTCGTTAGAATCGAATCTGGGCTGTCTGGGACGCATTCGGCTTTTCGGTGCATTTGCTGCGCTTGCTGTGGCCAGGTGTCTCAGTGTACAAGCTAAGTAAGGAGACGACATGGCAATCTCAGACAATATGAAAGCACGCGGCAACGCGGTCGGCCTGACCCCTGACGATGGTGAAAGCTCTCAGGCTTTCGGCGCTCGTGTTCGAAAAGCTGAAGCAGCAGCAGCCGCACCAAAACCAAAGGGACGCCGTCGCGGCTAACTGCCCGAAAGTGAACTGACCAAAATCAAACCGACGATCGCCGACGACAGCGCGCCAACGATTGCGCCACCGAAGGCCCACGTCATCGTTTTCGGTTTCTCTATTTTAGGACATGGCAAGCACTCGACGCACTTCAAGTCTCGACGAGCTTTGACCTCTGCTCGATCTGTGAGCGCCTGACGAACTTGATCGGCACTCAAGAGCACACCTGAGCACGGTGCCACCTGACCGGCGTCGAGACTTGTCGCCGATGCACATGGCGACATCAAGATCAGCGCAGCGACTAACACCGGCCAGCAACGCGAGTGAATGCTCGACTGATGACGTAACCGATGATCGACCAAGCGAACAAAATGATTAACATGAACTCCATCATGACTCCTCATTCAACAGATCAGCGAGCGCTTGACGATCGTCGCCGACTTCGTCGACTCGCTGCTTGACCTCTTTGACTTTGCTCACGACGGTTTCCTCTTGATCGACAGCGATCGCACGAGCTTCGGCTCGCAGTTGATTGATCTCGTCAGCGACGACGCTTTTGATGCTCTCAGACTTGCGCCAAAAGTGCACACCGATCGCACTGGCAATCGCAAGCAAAACCGACAGCGCAATCTCAAGCACTAGCTGTAGTCGCTTGAGCCTACCTGGCCCGCCGTCGGATAATACGCCGTCGCGTTGTAGGTCTGCGCCGCCGTGCCGATCGTGTAGATTTTCACACCGGCAACGATGGCCGCTTCCCATGATCCGCCCGGCTGAATCAGATCGCCTGCGGTGCCGTCTGAGTTCGGCGTCACGCGCAGGTTGTTCGCGCCGGTGTTCGAGATTCGCACATAATAATAACCGGCGCTGACAGCGTTGCCGACGCGCGCCGCGTCGGTGATGTCGTGAGAATTGCCGTCGTCAAAAGTCTGCACTTTGCTCTCAGTTGCTGAGTCGATCAGTGGGTTCGAATTACGGGTAGCGCTTGAGTGCGTTGCCAGTCCCATTTTTTGCTCCTATGGATGCGCCGGCTTGCCGGCGTTATAGTCTCGAAGTATCTCGTCTGCTGATAATGCTCGACCGTAGAATCGACCGGTGTCGATGTCGCCGGTAAAGTAGTCGGTCACATTGCCAAAGCCGCCGCTTTGATTGCTTATCTGATGCCGACCGAACTCGGTGTCGATCGTGCCCCAACTTGTCACCGCTCCACCGTCACCCGATGCCGTGCCTTGCAATGCGCCGTCCATATAAATTAACAAGTCGCCGCCGGCTCCTTGATTCACAACACAGACCATATGATAAGTGTTCGTCGCGTAGTTGCCCGACGCTTGCACGTTGTTGAACGCGTCAGTCGTCACAAATGCTTGGCATAATCCGGTGTCATCAGCTTGACTTATCAAAAACGGGCGCGTGCCAACATTGTCGCGACTGATGATGCGCTCGTTACCTTGTCTCGGTATTGCGGTGTCTTGCCTATACCAAGCGCACAGCGTAAAAGCTCCGGCATACTGCAGCTTTGTCGGGTTGCCGATTGTGACCCATGTCGTGCCGTTGAAATAGGGCCACGCCAGCGCGCCACGGGTTGCCGTTCCGCCGCTTGTGAACGCGTCATATCCTGACGTGTCGACCGCGGTCGGGCTGTGCGTTGCATCATATAGCTCGAAAGTTGTGGCCGTTGCATTTTTGACGTAATAGGTTTTGTCATTTAACTGCGTCATGCCACCGACACCGGAAATAAAAACGATGATGTCGTTCGTGTACGAATGCCCACCCGAACACGTCACGACGCCGGGGTTTGCTTGTGTCACGCCGGTGATCGTTGCGGTGGTTGTTGGACTGTCTGTGCCATTCGCTGGCGTCGGCATCAGGTCATACCAGACCCCGCCGCTGTAGCTCAGTCGCTCATAGCGAGCAGTGGCATCACCGGTGACGACCGGCTGCTTGACTGTCTTCTTAAGCCTCGGCACTTGCTTCGGCCTTCTGCTCGTCGGGCTTCGCATTGCGCTCGAACGACTCGTGCACGCCTGCCTTCAGTTTGGCGACATCTTCGCCAGCGATACCAAGCACACCGCCGAGCAATCCGATCACAGACACGACGATTTTCTCAGTCGGCATATCGGGTAGAAACACCTGACAGATGATGGGCAAAATGGCCGCCAAAATGGCAAGGCCGAGTTTGCGAGATTTGAGCTTGTTCATTGATTCGCCTTCCACGCTGCGAGCAGTCGCTCGTCGTATTTGTGCACCCGGTAGTTCGGGCCGTTGTATGCTCTAGCGAGCCGACGCATGTCGGGCTCAGGTTCGGTGTTTGCGGCTTTGCGTGCGATCGGGTTGTCTTGGAACCATGCCGCGACCATCAGATCAGACGCCTCGCCGGGGTTTCTTTTGAACTGCTCGTATGCGCTCTCAGGCGATTGCCCTGAGTACGCTCGCAGCAGATAAGCGCCGAGCACTTGATACGAGCCGAACGAGGTCGACTTGATAGCGACCTCAGCGTCGACCGTCATGGCGTGCTCAAGCGCGGCCCTGTTCGTCTCAGTTCGCACCATGCTGTAGCCGCGAGCGTGCCGTGTGTATGGCACACGATCAGCAAGATCAGGCCGCTTGCGATGAAAGAGATGAGGCTCGAATCGTACAGCCGACGCCTTGCCGCGACTCTCGACGTGTCTGACTGCTTTCAAAACCGAGACGGGTATGCCAGCCCGACGAGCGACTTCGTCGAGGCTCAGCGATTCGACGGGCCTGTTGATTAGCTCAGCAGCCGCTCGGGTAGCTGGGCCGACGATACCGTCAGCGCTCAAGCTCTGAGTCTTTTGAAAACTGACAGTAGCTTCGAACGTCTTCGGCCCGAAAATCGGAGCGACGCCAGCCTTGAAAAATCCGTGCTCCTTGAGAAACATCTGCCACTCGACCACCTCGGGGCCTGTGCTACCGACGCGAAGCATCACTGTCCCTTTCGGCTTTGATTACTGCATAATGCTGACGCATCTCAGCGAGCCCAGTCTGTACTCTTTCGCCGACTTCGTCGAGTCGTTCGCTGACCTCTTTGAGTGTGCCGGCTGTGTCTTTCATTTGATTCGTGATGCCCTGCAGCAGTGTGTCGCGCTCTGAGTTGTAGCGATCGATGATCTTGTCATATCGATCTCGAAGCTCGTCGATGCGATCGTCGCCTCGCTGCTCCATGTTCTCGATCTGCCCTTGAAACTTGTCGACCATCTCGTCGAGACGATGCTGCATTTTGACATGAAGCCACGCGAAGAAGCCGGCGCAAACGCCGAGGCTCCCATACTGCGTCAAGACTTCAATCAACTCGGTCGGCACGTTTTAAATCTCCTGTTCGACGTTCGCACAATAATCGAAACTGATGCCAGTCTCAATGGCTCAAAAGGTTCGAGACGAGCGGCCCCAAGAATGACGCAACGCCGCAAACGCTGCCGAGAATCCAAGTCATCTTGTCGAGTTTACGCTCGACTTTTTTGAGTCGTGCATCGGCTCCGTCGAGTCGAGTATGAGCGCGAACAACTTCGGTTTCTAATGTCGGCTGCATGTTTCTTGCTCCATTTTTAGCTGCTGTAAGTAACTGAAAAAGCTGAACTCTTCGATGCAGGTTTTTTGAAGGTACTCACCAAGGGAAAAGATTTAAATCGATTGGGGTCGAATCTGGGCTGTCTGGGACACATTCGGCTTTTTTAGCGTTGAGCATGAGGCCACCTGCCGCCACCGCCTGTGCTCGCTGCGATATTCACGTCAACCGGAACCGTGATGTCAAGCTGAACCGTATGCCCGGTGTTAAGATAAGTCGGTGGAGTGTGAAGCCATTGATCGCCGAAGTTCGTGCCCGACGCTGGACTGTAAGACGACGACCATACTGTCGCCGCGCCGCCGCCGGTGTCGACCTTCATGGCAAGCTCAAAACCGGTGAGCGCACCCGTCGAGATCGGAATGACCGACGCGTAAAAATGGAAAATATGATACCCGGTTTCGAGTGCCGTGTATAAACCGGTACCCGGATTATAAACGCCGCCATAATCAAAAGCCTCGGCGTCCCATTTGATCGTGCCGGTGCCGGCACTCTGTGGAGTCGCGCCCGACAGCGAGGCTTGGAATCCTTCGAAGACGACATTCATCGTGACACGATCGACAAGAATCGTAGGGCCTGCGATCTTCGTCATGCTGACCCGGGCCCAGCGTGCATCAGATGGAGCCTCGGCAAATCCTGCGTCGGTTTGGAAAGTGCCTGTCGATGTCACGACTTGATCGAATGCTGTCGCCGTTGATTTAAGATTTCTGTCGGCAGTATAAAACGCAACGTCACAGCGTAGTCGATCGGTGACGACCGAACCCTGCCAAGTCACTCGCGCCTCATAGACTCGGTTTGAGATCACCGGCATCCATCTCGATTGCACGACCGAGTTCACGGTGCGCAGCATGGCCGACCGATCACCGCTTTGACTTGTGTCGCTGAAATAAACATCAGCAGCCGAACCCCAATTGCCGCTTGGCAATGACCAGCCAATCGGAGGCGCGTTGACGCCTGACGGATTCACAAGAAAACCGGGGTTCTGAACACCGGCAAGACTCGGACTGTCGGCCAACATGTTCGCAGCCATCACAAGATTTTTCATCGGCGCATAGAGACCGCGCACGCCGAAGTCAGTCGGCGAATCTGCGACCGATACAACCGGTGGCAACGCTCGACCGTTTCGTGCTTCTTTCACGAGATGCTTTTGACGTGCTGATGCTGGCGTCTCCTGCAGCGTCAGCGATGTCGAGCCGATGCCCTCAGCGAATGACACCTGCCGACCGGTGACGGCAAACGTCTGAGCCGTGTCAAACGTGCGCGAGTTCTCCGCGACTTTGAGCCGATCACCGATTTCGATTTCCCAATATGGCAAGTCAAAAGACATCTGCAATTGCGGCGTGCTCAAGTCGTTGAGAATCGCCTCAGCCATCGCCGTCGCTTCGGTTTCTGTGTCGATGTTTGGGCAAGCTGCGTCGCTGATCTCCATGAACCGGCGACCGTATGCCGTAACGCTCGAAGCGTCGACGACGGTGACGCTTGCCGGCGGATAAATGGGATTGCCATTGTCATCGACGCCGCTCGCTTGGCCTGCGCTGTTACGATAAGCGACGCGCACCGCATTGCGCACGTCGTCGAGCTTTTGACTTAGTCCGCCGAACTCACTATAATCGCTGGTCATCACGACGCCGTCGAATCGTGTGCGCGCTCGCTCTGGATCATAGAACGTAAACCGCCAGGTCTTGGTCAACGGGTCGAACCTGTACTTTGTCACCCATCCGATTTGATCGGCTTTCGATTGCGATGCCTGCATCAGGCTCTCGCGTCGTTGTCTGAACTCGCCCAGATTGACGCTCGGCGTCGTCGGCGTGTACAGCGTGACGCCTGCGCTCGCTGCATTCAGCACGGCTTGAATCGTTGCCTCGATGGTCGCATCGCTGCCGGTGTTATAGTCAGCCTCAGTTTCGATGTATGTATCGATCAAAGACGCACCGGCGTCTCTTGCTTCGACTTCAATGGTCTCGCTGCCGAAGTCGAGCGCGTCAATCGTGCCCTCGAAGATGACAGCGCCC